TTTTCGCTTCGTTCTTCTTATTCATGAAACCACAGAGACGAAGCCGCGAGTCGCGACTCTCTGCCGAGACGTACGTCGACTCGTAAGCAGGAAACGCCGTTAAAGTACACTCGTAAACCTTCGCGATGCGGTTAATCGTACGCGTGTTGGTCTCTGGGTCGTACTCGTCGCCGCCATCCGGTACGGTAAACGCGAAACTTAAACCGCGTATATCTCCGCGCTGTACCGCTTCGAAAGCTTCTTTTCCTGCTTCTGTGTCTGGTAGCTGAGCTCGGAAGGTCAGACCGTCGGCGTCGACTTCTAAGCTCATGGTACGCGGCGTACGTGCGAGCGGTATACGGCTTGCGTCGTGTCCTACGAGAAGACGAACGTCGCTAAGGTCTGTACCGTCGAGCGCGCCGCGCTTAATGATTTCGATATAGCTGCCGCCTATATCGTTAATCTGAGTAGCCGACTCGTATACCACCGGTCGACCGCTCAAAATAAGAGCTTTTTCGCCGTCTGCCGGCGGCGCTTCGGCTCGTATTTCCGTTACCCTTACTTCTTTCATGATATCCCCCCGTAAAAAGGTCTTGCCGGCGTTTTCGCGAGTATATCGAGAAAGTCGCCGAGTCTGTCGACGTCGTTACCTTCGCCGATTACAATACCGCGAGCGTTAAGTATCTCGAAGACGCCGCTCGTACGGCGCTTCGTTCGGATTGAATAGCCGAGACGCTCGGCTTTTGCCTGTAGCTTCTCGCAATCGCACCGCTCGCCGGCGTCGAGAATCGCACCACAGACGGAGCAAGTATGAACGTCGCGACGGTTAATCATCGTCTCCACCTTCCTTAAGCCGGTTATCTGGTTTACGGTTAAGCTGATACTCGGCCGCGAGCTTCGAGTCGATCATATTAAGCGCCTGTAGACGCGTATCGCCGTCGGCGACGGCCGGTAAATTGAGAATCTCGAGCGCTTGATTAATCGTAAGCAAGCCGTACGGCGCGAGTTGCGCGATAAGCTGTACTTTCGTCTTATTGCTCGTAAACTGTAGCCGCCCAGACTCGAAGACGATACTATTACCGTACGCTTGCTCGCGGTCGTTAAAGACTTTCGCCGTAAATTCTTGCGAGAGCGCAAGCGCTATCGGCTCGAGCGTCGACTCGTAGAAAGCGGCGTACTCGTCTTCTGTATACGAGCTATTTACGATACTTTCGGTAAGACCGAGATAGTTATAAATCTTCGTCTTTACCTCTTTCGCTTGGTCGGCGTCCAGGATTACCGGCTTATGGTCTATCGGCTTATAATCCATTTTTTGGTCGATAGCGATTACGCCGCCTTCGTTACCGAGCTCGAGATAATCTTTTACGAAAGCTTCTTTCTCAGCTTTCAGTTTTTCGGGGCTCATAATCTGCGTAAAGCTCAGAATACCGCGAATATTAGCGCCGGCTTTGATACCGCTTATAATACCTTCGTTTTCCGTCTGCGCGAGCTCAATACCGGACGCTATAGCGTCGTTATCTTCGGCGAGTACGTCGCCGTTATTGAAGAAGCGCCGAAGATGGATTATATCGCCGTAAGGTAAGACGACTCGCTTACCGCTTCGAAGCATGAAACCACAGAAGAGAGAGCCGGCCGCGTCGCTCAGTATCTCGACGTTGGTCGCCGTTATCGGGTAAATAGCTCTCAGCGTACCGCGCTCGTCGCGATCCAGATACGCGAAAGAGTTATTATACAGAAAGAGCCGAGTAACGAGCTTATACAAAAAGTCGTACGCGCTCATTACGCTATTTGGCCGTACCTGTAAGAGCCGGTTTAGCTTACAATCGCCGTCGACGCGCTCATGGTCGGCGTATTTGATTACGTGCGAGCCTTTGAGCTTGCCGGCGTTACGTGCGATAGCGTCGACCGCTTCGCGGAATACGTCGTTACTGTAAGCGTCGCCGCTGAAGCTCGAGAAGCTCGCGGTCGGCTCTGTTACGACTCGCGCCGTTGTTACCGGTCGCGCTTTCCTGTTAAAAAACCGGTCGAAGATACTCACCTTATCACCTCTTAAAGACTATTATCGAGCTTTACTTTAAAGCGCCGGTCGAAAGAAAACCGGACGTTACAAGCTTCTTTATTGTCGACGACGAAGTACTCTATCGCGTCGAGCGCGATATATTTCGTCGCGTTTGTTCTCACATTGTCGACCACAGCGAGAAAGCCGTCGATATGCGGCGCTTCGTTCTCGACGCGTACGCCTTGGCGTATCTGACCGTTTTTAAGCTTTAAGCTCACTAATACCGGCTTACCCATCTTAGACGCCTTACCTCGCTTTCTTGTAGTACTGCCCTTACTTATCATACAACATATTGTAAGTAATTGCAATAACTTTTTATTACTCATATTACTGAGATTACGCAATAATAAAAGCGTATTCTTTTTATCGAATACGCTCGTATTGCTGAATACGTTTAAATTACCGGTTTCTTCGGCGGTTTTGGGATTGAATCCACAGAGGAGGGTTGTTTCTGCTTCGCGATCCTTATCGGCCGGCTCTCGTGCTCTGTCTCGCAGTAATAATTATACCTCGGTAAGAAGTTATACGCGAGCGTACCTTTCGAGCCGTTGCGGTTTTTCAGTATTTTAAGCTCTATCGGCAGCTCGCCGCCTTGCGAGCCGCGCTCGTCCATATCGTCGAGAAGCGCCCGTACGCGGTTATTATGGTCGCCGGTAGACTCGTAAACAAGCTTCGCTTTTGTCTTGCCGTGGTCTTCTTCATCTTTTACAGAGATTAGACTTTTTTTATAATCCATGCCTTTATACTGCATACCGAGTAAGATATCGCTCGAGTACTCGATACCGCTCGACTCTCTAAACGAGCTCATGCTTACAGGGTCGTAATAACTGATACGGTTAAAAGCCGAGATTACGAGTATCGGTATACGGAAGTCGCGCGAGATTACCTTTAAGCGCGTTACGTCGTAGTCGGTAAGAAGTCGTTTATCGGTCGTATTCGCTTCTTGGCTCGGCTGTAATATCTGCAAATAATCTAAGACCACAAAAGGCCGGCGACGCGTCGCTCTGATATGTAAATCGACGTTTTCGCGTACGTGCTCGACGTTTACGTCGTTTTCGCCTACGATAATACGTACTCGGTCGGCGATCTGGGTCGCCGCGTTATACGCGTTTACGTATACTTGGCCTTTATAGTCGGTTGCTGCACCCATAGCGACGCCGCCGATATTGCCGGTCAGTATATCGCGCGTCGTAAGCCGGTAGTCTTGTAAATACTTTTCTTTCTCGGTCTGTAGATATGTATACCGGCTTATCGTCTTCGCGTTAAGCTCGTCTTTACTCATTTCGAGCGAGAAGATAAGTACGTCTTTACCTTGCTCGGCGATCTGGGTCGCGATCTGTAGCGCGAAGCTCGTCTTACCCAGAGACGAGATAGCGCCGAGAAAGATTAATTGTTCACCCAGAAAACCGCCGTCGAGCTTGGCGTCGAGCCGCGCGAAGCCGGTCGGCCATATTTCCGTAAATCCTTGCCGGCGCGCGTCTATAGTTGCTTGAAGGTCGACGAGCGCTTTTTTATTATCGGTCTCGTCGAGATAATCGCGTAAGGTTTCGTCTTGTAGCTCTTTACCTAAAGCGTCGAAGCCGGTCGTCGGCTGTTGTACTTCGCTCAATTCGAAACACCTCTCTTTTTTCTTGCTCTATTTCGAATAAATTCGCCGTAGCTACCGGCTTTTTTAGCGGCTTTTTCTTCTGCTTCTTTCCTTTTCGCGTACGCTCGCTTCTCGTCTTTCGTAAATTCAATATGACCGACGAGCTCGACGCGCTCTTTCTCGGCTTTATTCAGCGTACGAGCGATATAATCGCAGCTCTTACCAGAAGACCGATACAGAGCCGAAGAGCGAAAGAGACGCTCGGTACGAGCTCGGTCGTCGGTAAAGCTGTATAGGTAGCTACAAAGCGCCTGGTCGGCGCGACTATGGTCGCCGCCATAAGCGCCGATATCGCCGGCGTATAAGTCGCGTACTCTGTCGCCGATCTTACCAGACGCATATATACGCCGTAGAAGCTCGGCGTCGGATAAGCCGCGCGCTTCGTCGAGCCATCGCTTATAAGACACTGAAACCACAGAAGAAGAAGGTTTCGCGGCCGGCGTCGGCGCGTCTTGCTTAGCGGTCGTCTCGGCCGGCGTCGTCGGGCTCTGGGTCTCGGTCCTCGGCTCAGTTTCGCAAAAGAAGAGCTCGTATACCGCGTGTATCTGAGCGGTACGCTCGGCGAGCTCGAGACCGAAGCTATCGCCGCTTACGGTAAGATACCCAGAGTCGAAAAGCTGATACTCGGCTTTTTCCGTATTCCAGACGTCGCGCTTCGGCTTTGCGATCTTCTTAGCGTTTGCCGGTAGCGATCCGAAGAAAAGCGCGTGTAGACCGTTGCCGCTCGGCGAGACTTCGGTATACGTATCGAGAAGCTTTAAAAGCGTAAGCGCTTCTTTCGTCATAGTGTTTTTACCGGTTTCTCGCGTAAAGACGTTATCTAAGTCGACGCCGCATATACCAGTACCGCCGAGAGCGATACCGACGCCGACGACCGGCGTCTCGACGATACCTTCGTAACCCTTTACGCGTACTTTCGCCGTCTTGCCGAGCTGAGCGACGGCGTCGTCGAAGGTTGCGAGACTCTCGGCTTTATCGGTCGATCCGTTATACAGCGTATAAGGGTTTACCGGCGGCTTATCGTAACCGCCTACGCCGTTATGCTTCGTCTCGTTCCATATCATCGGGTAACATATCCAGACGCGGCGCGCTCTCAGCGTCTCAAGCTCCTTTGGCAAGTTCATAGTTTCACCTCGATCATAAAACCACAGAAGAAGAGGAGTATTTTCGTCTTACTGGGTAATATCTTTAAGATAATATTACAATTATTACTAAATATTACAAAAGTATCAATAAAGGTCGATAAAGTCGAATAACCCCCCTTTAACGAGCCATAACGGAGAGGAATTGAAAAGACACGGCTCGACCTGGGGCATTTTCGAATTTACTTTTAACCCCCTTACCCCTTCTGGTTTCTTGCCGGCTTCCCCTGTGGTTTCTTGCCGGCGACGTCTGTCGCGCCATCAAAGCGCGACGACGGCGTATGTATATATTATACATACATAATATATACATAATAATATTAGGGGCATATTATTATGGTCGTTGATTTTACTGGTTTCGTTGGCATTTTTTCGCCCTCTCTCGGTGTCGTGTTTTGTGTATGTTCGGTGTCGTGTTTTGTGTATGTTCGGTGTCGTGTTTTGTGTAGCTTTTACCGCTTGAGAAAGAAAACGTCGACGGCGTAAAAAATCCCTTTTGCGTCGCGTACGTGTTCATACCCAGAGATAAAAGCTTTTGACGTCCAGTACTCGAGAATACGGTCGATCTTATCTTTTACAAGTCGACGCTTGTTTTTTTCTGGGTCATTAAGACCAAGCTCATCATATACGAAGTCGTAACGTATTCGCCGATAGTTTGCCGGCACTTCTTTCTTACCGCCGGTCTTGTCGAATAAGTGCCGCATTTTATCGACGCGGCCAAGAAGTATACGGCGTATCGTCGCGCTCTCTTCGCCGTTATTAAGCTTCGGTACGTCGAGAAGCGTAATATCGCGCGTACTGACTTCATTATGATTAAACCATCCCCAAGAAAGCAATACCGGCTCGCTCGTAAGCTCGATAAGTCGGTCGGTTACGATACCGTTTAAGCCGTACCGGCCGCGCTTAAATTGTATAAGCGGCTCGTCGGCGCTAAATTCGCGCGTATTACCTTCGCTATCTTCGCCGGCGTAGCTGAGCTTGGTAACGGCTCGAAACTTGTTTAAGGCGGCGTCTAAGGCTTCGTAGAAGTCTTCTGTTACGTGTATACGGCCGTTTATCTTGCCGGTCATAGCTCGATATATCATATCGTACGTAATACGCTTATTACCGGCGTACCAGTTGCTGCAGATAGCGTTATAGACGTCTTCGTCGAATCCGGTAAGCTTCGGTATCTGGGTAAAGACGCCGCTCTCTACGAGCGCGTTAAAATCCACAGAGACGGCCGCCGTAATGGTACGCCATCGGTCGAGATAAGACGCTTCTGGTATTATGCCGGTCTCTTCGTCTGGAAACGTAAAACGGTTTTTAAATATCTGACCTTGTACGCGCGTCGTCGCTCGTACGCTCTTCTTTACCTTGTTACGGCCGATCTTGAGCGACTCGCTCTTTACGTGCCCCCAGAGTGCGCCGTCGCTTACGTACGGCGAGTACTCGAGAAGCGTATCGAGATACAGATAAAAGCGGTCGACGTGCGCGTCGTCTAAAGCGCGTAAATACCGGTCTAAGACTTTTAATACGTTTTTACGCGTTTCTTCTCGGTCGAGTACGAAGCTACCGTCGTCTCTGAGCCGTACGTCGTACGCGCTGAGCTCTAAAGCTTCGGTCGAGAGTCTTTTCTCATAGTCGCCGTAAATCGACTCTATAAGCGGTAAAATCTGCTTTATAGCGTCTTGGTATATTTTCTCGTAGTCTGTACCCAGAGACGCGACGTACCGCTCTTCTGCTTTCCAGTAGTGCCGCGAGCGCTTCTCGACGATTTCGCGGTCGATCCTGTTACGCTCAATACGTGCGGCTTTCCATTCTTCGCTGCCGGCTTCGTACCATTCGTCGTTAATGTTTGCTATCTGTCTATTGTACCGGTTTATTTGCCCTTGTAGACGCTTATACTCGGCGCTCTTGGTATCATCGGGTAATTTATCGAGAAGCGCTTTTACCTTGCTTCTGAGCGCGTCTATCGGCTCTTTCGGCGGCTCTGGGTCGTCGGGTCTGAGCTCGAATATCTTCGCGTCGAGCTCGCGTACCCTTTGCTCGTACTCGGCTTCGATCCGGTCGAGCTCTTCTTTTTCTTCTGTGGTATATTCAAAAAACATATATATCCTCTTTCCGCGCTTGAAGAGCTTAATCATAAGCTCACCTCTTCAGCGCTTCCGAATCACTCGAAACCACAGAAGGGGAGCCGGTACGACCGAGCGCGAGCTCTCTTAACGCGTCTTCGCTGATATACCAGGTACGACCGACTTTATGAGCGTCGAGCGTACCTTTTAAGATAAGCTTTCGTATAGATTGATAAGAAAGCGGTACGATACCGGTCGCTTCTTCTATCGTATACATAGTCGGCGCGTTATCCATCTTAATCATATTACCCCTTCTTTCTTGTCTTTTTCGTCTTTTCCGGTGCTTCGAGTAACGTAGATAAGTCAATATTACCGAAAAAGTCGGTTAATATCTTATCAAGCGCGCCTTGGATTTCGAGCCGGTTTGTATACGCGTAGTCTCTGAGCGTCTTACACAGAGACCGACGTACTTTAAAGCTCATCGTCATAAACTCGTCGAGCTCTTCTTTCGGCTCTTCGACCTGGGTCGCCGGCGCGGTCTCTTCGACCGGCTCGCTTTTAAATAATGGATTGTTACCGAGTGCTTTACTCATCCTGTAATACCTCTCTTTCTTTTACGAGCTCGAGCTCGTTACTTTCTCTTCTGTGGTTTCATGTTTCGAGCTATCTCGCCGGCGAGCTCGCGGTATTGCTTCGCGCCTTTGCTCGTCGGGCTGTACTCGAAAATATCTTTACCGTGACTCGGCGCTTCGGCGACTTTCGTATTACGGCTTATCGTCGTTTTAAAGACTTTATCGCCAAAGTAACCGCTCAGAGCGTCGAGTACGTCGCCGTCGAGATTTCGCCGGCCATCGTAGAAGGTAAGTACGACGCCGCCGATATCGAGCGAAGGATTAAAGCGACTCTTTACGAGATTAATCGTATCAACGACACGCGAGACACCGCTTAGCGGTAAATACTGAGCTTCGACCGGTATTATCACTTCGTCGGCCGCTGAGAGCGCTATCATCGTAAAGACGCTTAAGCTCGGTGGACAATCGACGATAACGAAGTCGTACGACTTGCTCAGCTTACCCAGGGCGGCGCGTAATAGCGTATTACGCTTCTTATCATTTGCGAAGTCGATTTCGCCGGCGCTGAGTCTGATATCAGACGGTAAGACGTCGTACCGGCCGTCGTGAGACCGTATAGCGGCGTTTATATCACCGCCTTTAAGTACTTCGTATACCGTCGGCTCGTCGTCGCCGATCTCGGTAAAGCCGGCGCTCTGGGATAAGTCGCCGATATCCATATCGACGAGAAGACACTCGAAACCACAGAGAGAGAGCGCCGCGCCGACGTTAAGCGCGGTCGTAGTCTTGCCGACGCCGCCTTTCTGGTTAATAAAGCTTAGTACTTTCATACGTCGCCGCCTTTCTGATTACAAAAGAAGTCGTCTTTTTCGAAGTCGATATAATCAAACTCGGCGTATACCTCGTCGTCGCTGATAAGCTCGTCGACGTTTGCGAGCTCGCCGTAGCTCGGCTCGTCTTCGTGCTCTTCTTCGCGCTTTTCCATAAGATACCGCTGTTTAAGCTCGATAAGCTCGTCGCGGCTAAGCTCAGTAACCTTCATAATTTAGACCTCTTTCTCTTCATACACTTCTATAATTTGATGGTCGAAGTCGGCTTCGTACGACTCTCTCATTTTCCTTACAGCGTCTTCGGGGCTCTCGGCGGCTGTCGTGAAGGTCTTATATTTTAAATCGTGGCCGTCGATATAAGCGACTTTATACGTCATTGTTTTTCACCTTCTTTCATGTTAAGATAAGAGCGGCTTAGACTCTTAGCTTTTCGTTAGTTGGCGCTTTCGGCTTGCTCTGGGTCTGAGCTCTTTTTTTGTAAGTCGATGTTATCAATCTTACGATCAATATCAATAATACCGCGTAATACGAGCATTATCGTATTATGGATATCGTCGCGGCCGGCCGCGAGTCGCTTATCGTCGATGATATCGGGATTACGCTTATCTAAATCAAAGTGACCGATAAGCATATTAAGAACGGTAGCATACTCGCAAAGCGGTTGCGCGATTTGCTGTACTTCGTCTAAGACTTCGAAAGCTTTTTTTTCTCTTTCCATTTTCGTAACCTCTCTTTCTCTTCTGAATCTAAGCCGCCCATAAAATCATATAACAAAATACAATAAAAGTCAACAAGTATAAATAAAGACCGATAACACAAAATACAATTTACAGAAAAGCATAAAACCACAGAAGAAAAAGAGCCGCCGCGCTTGGTGGCTCTCCCCTGTGGTTTCTTGTCTCAGTATTACCAATAATCGCCGCTTTGCCTCGTTGGGTCGTACGTATCTTTCGTATAAGCGAATATTTCGCCTTTGTAGTCGTCGCTCGTATAAGCGCCGGTAATTATATACCAGTCGTCTTTATATTTTATATAGCCATTTTGCTTAATGTTTTCGTTATAGTTAAATACAAAAATACGCGTTGCGTCGTTTACATTTATAGCGCCAGACTCGAAAACAAGTTGTTGCGAGAGTTGTTTCGTATAGCACCATATCGGCGTCTCGCTTATCGGGACTAAGCTCGCCGGGTCGCCGACGCCATGCGGCAAGTTATCTTCGATATAGACCATACATTTTTTGTCTTTAATAAAGTATAAACCTTTCTGCGACTTCATTCTAAGCACCTCTTTAAATAGTGTCTAAATATTCTTGGTAATGGTCTACGAGACCGACGTACGCGTCGAGCAAGCTCGCAAGACCGTCGATACGGTACTTCGGGCTCTGAGCTTTGACCGGCTGTATATTACCGTTTACGTCGGTCTTTACGCCGGTATTAGTGATACACCATTTAAGTAATACGTTATTATTATAATTAATCTTCTTACTCTGCAAGTCGGCCGCGAGCTTCTGCATAGGTAGCGAGAGCGTCTTTACGCCTTGGTAACATTTGACGAGATTAAAGCCGGCGCTCTGCATTTCCTGCACCCAGTACGCCGCGCTATAAGGGTCGTAATAGATCCATGCCGGCGTAAGCTCGTACGTCTCGACCATTTCGAGAAACCATTTAGTAACGTCGCTATAATTAATCTGGTTACCCTCACAGAGCCGAAGAAGACCGGCTTCGTACCATTTGTCGTACGGTATTTTTTCGTCGTGTACGCGCTTCTCGAAGTGCTCTTTCGGTAACCAATACATTTGAACGACGTACCGCTTCTCGCTCTTGTCCATGAGTAAGAGCGTCGCGGCGGTAAGGTCGCCGACGTGCGAAAGGTCTACGCCGCCGATAGCGTAATAGCCGCGAAAGCGGCTGATATCGAAGGTCTCTTCGTTATTGATATCGTCGAAGGTAAGCCAAGCGCTACCGACGGTCTGTATAACGTTAAAATCCTTTACGAGTACGCCGGTAAGGTCTCTCGGGCTCTGCTTTGCGCGCTCGACTTTTCCGATAAGGTCGTCGAGCTTCTTAATATGACCGAGAGACGGATTTGCTTTTTCCCATTTCGACGGGTCGCGCCATTCTTTTCTATCGTCGAGCTCGTAAAGTATCGGTAAAAAGTGCTCGTCTTTTACCGTACCGTCGACCACAGAAGAAGCGTATTTATACATATCGTCGAAAATACACTCGCGCACCGTGCCGGCGGTCGTTATCATAACTAAGAGCGGTTGACGGCGCGCGCTTTGGCTCTGCTTAAGCACTTCGTACGTATTACGGTCTTTTATGCTGTGGAGCTCGTCTATTATGACGAGCGAGCTATTAAGGCCGTCGAGCGTATCAGAGTTACGGCCGAGCGCTTGAAACTTAGAAAAGTTTAACGGAAAGTATAAATCGCTCTTTCTCTTTTTCGTGATTTTCGCGAGCTCGGCGCTCTGGTGAACCATATTAAGCGCTTCGGTAAAGATAAGCTTCGCCTGGTCCTTCTTACTCGCAGCGCTGTATACTTCCGCGCCAGCTTCGCCGTCTGCTATAAGACAATAAAGCGCGATCCCAGAGAGAAGAGTCGACTTACCATTTTTACGCGCGACGTAAAGCATAGCTTCGCGGTATTGCCGCTCGCGCGTCTTCTCGTCCACAAAGCCGAAGAGAGCCGAGATAAAAGCTTTCTGGAAGAGCTCGAGCCGTACCGGTTTGCCTGCCCATTCGCCTTTACTATGACGACAAAAGCGCTCGATAAACTGTATCGGCCGCTCAGCGCGTCTCTCGTCGAATACGTAGCCGCCGGCCGGCTCATGTATTGCCGCGCTAAGTTTCTCATATTGCCGGCGTATACGCTTACCGACGATACATTTACCGGCGCGTATCGCTTCGAGATACTCGTCGATATAATTACTCATATCGCGCCCTCTTTAATAAAGTCGTATATCTCGCCGCTTTGCGCGGTCTCTGGGCTCTTTCCAATAAGGTCGGTAAGTTGCTTATAAAGCGTGCTGTAGCGCTGTATCGTCGTATTATACGCTTTGAGCGCCGGCGCTTCTCTGTAGAAGTCTTGCTTACCCTGTACGAAGTGCTCGACTTCGCCGGTCTCGCGTATCTTCGCTTTGAGATTTTCGAGCGTACCGCGCATAAAAGTAAGCTCGTCGACAATCGCCGCGCCGATATGCTTTTTATCTTCTGGTACGCGCTCGAGAAGCTCGCGTAAAGGGTCTTTTCTACGTGCCATCGTCTACACCTCACTTTCACAAGAAACCACAGAGAAGAGCCGCTTCGCGCGCTCGACGACGTCGTCTATAGCGTCGCGGTCTTTCTTGTACTGTTTCGTATTCTCGCTCTCTTTCACTTCGACAAGGTCGCCGGCGTCGTTAAAGACGGCGACGTCGTGCCGTAAACCGTGCTCGGCGTTGTGGCACTCTTGACAAAGTGCTTCTAAATTCTCGAAGTCGAGCGATATCTTCGGGTCGTGTACATTTACGTCGTCGAGCCATTTTTTATGATGACAGATTACCGCCGGCGCGCCGCACCTCTCGCATATATACGACTTCGAGCTCATGTACGCCGCCGAAACTCGACGCCATCTAAGCGAACAATAAAACGAGTTGTTACCGTACTTCGAGTCTTTCACTCTGGGTAGCCGTTATAATCGCGCGCTTTTATCGAAAGTACCTTCGTAAGCGCGTCAATCGTGCGCGTAAGCGCTTGGTCGTCGCTATGGTCGGCGTAATACCAGAGCGTAAGCAAAAAGCCGGTAAGAGTCTCGACGAGCGGCTCGCTGCTCTGGTTAATCGGCCTTAAGCCGGTCGTAACGGATATATAATCCGGTATCGCCGCGAGCAAGCTCTCGATAAGGTCGTCATTATCGCCTGCGTTTACGTGCAATACGTTACAAGCTTCTGCTAAAGTCATTTTTTACACCTGTCTTTCTTTTAAAATAAGGGTAGAAACGTCGGTACACTCTCCAGTAACCGCGCTTCTACCCTTGCCGAGAGCGGCCGCGTACACTCTCCAGTAACGGCGGCGTTTCTCGGTTTGAAGGAGGTCTCTTTTCCATGAAGTGAACTTCCCCGATCTGGAAGGAGGAAAGCCCGAAGAAGAAAAGAGAAGAAAAATATCTAAAGCCGGCCGAATACCGCTAAGAGCCGACTATAGACCACAGGAAGAGACGCTTACGTGCCGGCCGGCTCGCTCTCTGCTTCTGCTTCGGTTACCGTGATAGTAACGTCTGTACCGTCGCTCAGAGTCGCCGTACCGCCGGTAACGACGCCTTCTTCGGTCGTAAGAGCGATAGCGGTAACGTACGCGCCGGCCGCGCCGGTAATGTTAAACTTGCTTTCGATACTCGCAAGCACAGCCGAGATAGTATTACCGCTCGGCTCTGTACCGCTCGTATTGAGCTTTTTACCAAGCTTTTTGAGCGCTTTTACGATACTCATCTCGTTTTACCTCGCTTTCTTTAGCTCTGCTTCTTGTGAAGCCGTACGAAAGCTTCGGTAACGAGCGGCTTACAATCGGCGATAGCCATAGCGCGGTAGTCGACGACGCCTTTCTTAAAGCTCGACTCGCGAGAAGACTCGATTACGATACCTTCGGGAAGGTTATAGCCGAGATACTTCGCGTAATTGCCGAGATACGCTTTACCGTCGGCGATATTGTCGTCGATAACGACGTCGAAGCCGAGAATCTTACCGATAGACTCGTTCTTCGGGTCTGCGATGAAAATCGGCCGGTCGGTATTGTCGGTCATAGCGTAGAAGTACGTATACAGGGTCTTGTTATTCATCGACCATTTAGCGCCGGCAGCATAACCGCGCTTGAGCAAAGCGACCACAGAGACGACATCCGCGTACGTAAGGTCGCTCGCTGCGGCGACTTCGACTTCGTTCTGGGTAGCGCCGGCGGTCTTTACCCAGGTTACGCCGGTCTCAAGGCCGGTACCTTCGCCGTCGCCGTCGCCGTTAATGATAGCGTAGTCGAGAAGCTCCATAACGCAAGCGGTAAGCTCGTCAACGAGATAGCTCTCGAAAGCGGCGATACTCATCTTACGCACCTTCTCAGAGATAGAGAAGATTTTCATAATCTCGTAGCCGTCGAAAGCGACGCTCGCGACGGTAACATTTTCAGACTCGACCGCGGCCGCTTCGGTATGCCAAGCGGCCTTAGTCGCCGGCGTACCGATCGGAATAGAGATTTTCGTCGGCATATTGAAAGCGCGACACTCGCCGAGCAAGCCGCCCATAGTGCGAGCTTTCTTAATGATTTCGTTGAGCGTAGCGGTCGGCAGTACGGCGGCGCTGTTGCTCGCGGTATTGTACGCGTCGGAGCGCTTCTCGGCGATCTGCATACCCAGAGCGAAAGCGCGCGTCTCGGCGTCGCTGAGCTTCTGGTTAAGCATGGTCTTATAGAAAGCGTTACGATACTCGGCGCTCTCGAAGACGTTTTCGGCGTTAAACGCGTCGCGCTTCTCGGCGCTCATAGACTCGAGCACAGAAAGCGTACGCTTCGCGGCGGTACGACCTTCGGCGTTATCGCGCGCTTCTTTGATACCGGAAAGCTCGATATTAAGCGCGTCGATATCGGCGTCGGCGTTGGTCTCGATTTCGGTCGCGATCTGAGCGGCGCGAGTCTGCATTTCTTCGACCGTCTTCGTACGGTAGAAGTTAAAAGCTTCGGCGATAGTTTTAAATTTCATGGTCTTAAATCCTCACTTTCATAATCTGATTAATAAGTTTTTTCGCTTCGTTCTTCTTATTCATGAAACCACAGAGACGAAGCCGCGAGTCGCGACTCTCTGCCGAGACGTACGTCGACTCGTAAGCAGGAAACGCCGTTAAAGTACACTCGTAAACCTTCGCGAT